AAAATACTATGAAGATCTTCACGTTCTCAATATGCGAAAAGAGCTTGGAGAGGATGTTCCTCTCAAGGATCATAAGAAAGCGATCTGGTTGGCGCTTCATGCGAGCTATGCTTTGGAAGCACTCAGATTCATGGTATCATTTGCCACCTCCCTGGCTATGGTAGAAAATAAAATCTACATTGGCAATGGTAACATTATCAGTCTTATTTTACAAGATGAAATTCTACACAGTGAATGGACTGCTTGGTTAATTAACAATGTAGTAAAGGACGATCCGGACTTTGTGCCAATTTCTGAAGAAACTAAGGAAGAAGTCTACCAACTGTATATGGATGTTATTCGTGAAGAAAAAGAATGGGCAGAATACCTATTCAAGAAAGGTGTTGTTATTGGATTAAACGCACAGATTCTAAAAGACTTTGTAGACTACACAGCTTTTACTAAATTAAAAGACATAGGTATTAAGTATCTTGAGGAGCATCCAAAATCTACTCCAATACCTTGGTTCAACAAACATATTAATATCAATAAGAAACAGACTGCATTACAAGAAAATGAATCAACTAATTACGTCATCGGTGTAATGAGCGATGCAGTTGATTATGAGGAACTGCCCGATCTATGAGAAACTTAATAAATTTATTTGAAAACAAAATTAATGATAGCTGGTTTGCTGATGGATTTGAGACCTATAAAATTCCAGCACCTGAACATTATGAAGTAGCACAGCAAGATGGCACACTACAAACCCTAGAAGGTCCGGTTAATTATAAAAAAGGTTTTTATATAATGACAGGTCCTAAAGGTGAACAGTATCCTATTCCTCCACAAAAGTTTGCCGAGCTTAAAGATGACCAAGGCAACGGTGTATGCACACCTAAAAAGATCATCAAGGTAGCCAAACTAGCCGACCACGACGGTGCAGTTAAAACTAGTTGGGGAGAAACACTAAACTACACAGCAGGACAAGATTATCTAGTAAAACATGGTCCCGGAGATTATGGTGTAGTTAAATCGGAAATATTTAAACAAACATATAAGGTATAAAAAATGAAAGCTATTGTCTATTCAAAATATAACTGTCCTTACTGCGACCAAGCAAAGGCATTGTTAAAACAAAAAGGTATCCAATTCGAAGAGCGTAAGATCGGAGATGGGTATTCTAAAGAAGATCTACTAGAAGCAGTACCTAATGCTCGTACAGTTCCTCAAATTTTTCTTGATGAACAGTTAATTGGCGGCTTTACTGAACTAAAGGCCTACTTCAATGGAAACCAATGATAACGAAGTTATTACAATAGCAAGTACTGGTAGCACAGTAGATAGTGTAATTACATGTTCTGTAACAGCTAGTGGTGTAACGTATTCATCTCCTAATTATAATTACGCGAATGTAACTATCGGAGCATCTAACTATTCAACGTTAAACGTTCCTGGCGGGTACCTAGTTTCTACAGGCTCAGGAACATCATGGACTACTGGGACTACCCAACCCGGTCTACATGTAACCGGTGACTGTGACTTTGAGGGAGATGTTAAAGTCAAAGGACGCAGTTTAGAAAAATTGTTAACTACAATCGAAGACAGATTAGCTATCTTACAAGATCCAGATCCGGCAAAATTAGAAAAGTATGCGGCCCTAAAAAAAGCATACGAGCATTATAAAACATTAGAACGCTTAATAGGCGATGATTAAAGGAAAAATATGTTATTAGAAAAACCAATCGCAGAAGGTGATGTTGTCAGTCTTAAATTAATTAACGGTGATGAAATCATTGCCCGATTAGACAAGGACGATCACAACGGAATTACTATCACAAAGCCTCTAGCTATTACAGCTGGACCTCAAGGACTAGGGATGATTCCCTGGATCTTCTTAGGCAGTAAAGAAACAATTACTCTTAAGAGAGACCATGTGTTTGTTATGATTCCTAGTAAGAAAGAAGCCGCTGATCAGTATATGCAAGGTACTACCGGTATCGCACTTGCTTAAATAAATTAAGGAGATATTAGATATGCCGTACATACAAGGTGGTGGAGCACAGAAAGACAGCGGGCTTCCTTCTATAGAAGACGTTTTTCATAGTCCTTCTGTGTTTATTAATAACGTAGAAGCGGCATTATGGGATCAACCTCAAGACTCAGCCGCCGCCACCGCTCTAGCTTCGGCTCCTGATGTTGCATTTACTATGGAAGAGGCAGAAGGTGATGGCGTTGGTACGGATAGTAATAGTGTTGACCAGGCCATTGCTAGCACCAGTCAGCAAATATCAATAGCACAAAGTGACGGGACTATTAGTTCAACATCAACGGTGCTAACTCCCGTAACTACTACAGGTACTATTGATACATCAACTGGTACAAATATACAAGCAGTACAGGCATCGGGAGATTTTAGTCAATACAATCAAGATAATATACCGTATGACACATTGATGTTAACTCCTAAAACAAGCCTAGCAACATTTACTACTAAGGCAGCCTTGTGGGGTAATCAGCCAAAACCTCCGGGACCAAATACTCCTTATGGGTCTGGCGGTACAAAAGGCGATAACAAATATATCAAAGCACAAAAAGGATTAACTGTCCCCCAAATTTTAAGCAATCTTGCTAACCTAGCGTCTAATGTGTGGGAACCCTTTAAAGCTAGGTATCCTAATGCACTAATTACTAATACATTTAGACAAGATGCTCCTGGCGGCTCGGCGAATCAACAACAACATGGAACTGGACAGGCCATGGACATAATAATTCCTGGTGCAAATGCTCAAAAATATTACGAAGCGGCCTGCTGGGTTAGAGATAACCTGCCATTTGATCAGTTACTCCAAGAAAAAGCAGGCGGCACAATTTGGATTCATGTCAGTCTTTATAGTGGTACTGGAATTAAAGTACCTACTATGAATAAAGTAGCTAACATGGTAGTTTCACCATCACAGTCCTTTACTAGGGGTCTACAACCCTACGCATAAAAAGGTAATTATGAGTAATTCAGAAGATAAGATTAAACATAGCAAACGGATGCTTAAGGATGATAACGCTGTTAAAAAACAATTAAAAATTGTCAAACAGCATAATATTCCTGGTTATAATAACACAAGTATAGACGAAAAAGAACCGCATAGATTGGCTAAGAAACATGCAATGGATTGCGGTAATCCCCATTGCTTTCTTTGTGGTAACCCACGAAAAACTCATAAAGATAAACTAACACAGCAAGAAAAACGCTTGTTCCAAGATATCGATACACCAAATCATAGACATAACAATGGGTCAAAAAATGATCCAGACGAGTAAACTTTTTTGTGTTTTAGGCGTTATATAATAAGTATAAGACCCATTTGGAGAATAATATGAAAAACTTAAAACAAATTTTTGGAATTATAATTCTATCTGCAGGGCTAGGTACTTGTGCAATAAGTTCGGCTCACGAAGGGTGGCATCACGGTGGCGGGCACTATGTATGGCGTCCAGGATTTGGTTGGGTAGTACCAGCTGTGATTGGCGGTGCTATTGTATATGAAGCTACACGACCTGTTCAACCCAATGTTGTTGTAGTTCAACCGCAACCTGTAGCTCCTGCTCCTGCTCCTGCAGTTACAACACCACCTGCAGGTTTTCATTGGGAAGCTATTTTAGATGCTAGTTGTAATTGCTATAAAACAGTAGCAGTACCTAACTAATAACTCCCTGGCATTGAGGGTGCTAAATATGTTAAACAACATGAGAGCACCAATATGCCAACACAATCTTCCGGACCAATAAGTTTTCAAAATCTTAGCACATTTTTTGGTGCAGGTGAGCCTGTATCATTGCGAGACTATTATAGAAACGGTACTCACGTACCAGATATCACAGCCAACGACCATGTTCCTACTGCTGGAGCAATCAGTCTTGAATCATTGTATGATACATGGGAACGTAAAGTACTAGCATTTACTATCACAGTTGGGTCTCATGCAGTTAGTGGTAAAGGCACATATTTTGGGTACGGTAACCTTGGCGGCGGAGTAACCTTTGGATCAATAAGCGCAAATAGTTTCTTAACTCCAAACGGAACAATGACAATTACTGGACTATACTTTAACACAACTAGCCACGAGTGGCACCTACAACTAGGATCAACTAGTGTACCTGCTAATGACGATCAAACATTTAGATCGGTTAGTGTAACTGGATATACAGTTAACGGTGTGCGTGCCAGTGCTCATACTACCCAGTCGTTTACCAATGCTAGACGTTGGAATTGGGCAACCAAATCTACTAGTCATCCTACTAGCGGAACGATAAATTGTAGTATAAGCTATTACGGATAAAGGACCTTATGATTCCATTCACAATGAATATCTTACATTACAACACAGGTGCATACCGTGTTGAATATGTACCAACCAACAATAAATGTAAACCTATAAAGATGT